CGCTGCCATCGCGTACGACGGCACCGCGCGCATCCCCCAGATCGGCACCGGGGTCGTGCTGGTCGGGTTGCCATAGATGTAGCGACCGAGCGTGTCCTTGACCAACATGAGGCCCATCCAATCGGTCGGATTCATCACCACGCCGTTCGGGTTGTAGCCCGCATTGAGGATTTGCGCGGCAGCGAGGCCGACCGCGTCGACCGCCGTCGCGTCACCCGGAGGTGCCGCTGCCGCTGCCGTCGCGTTGTGCATCAAACCGGACAGGTGCCCGGCGGTGCCGTCGCCGTTGAGAATTTCCGCTTCCTCGACCCGCTTGAGCCCGTAGATCAGCCGCCCATTGACGTACGACTCCAGCATCGGCGCATCGGCAAGGACCTGCTTGCTCGCCATGATGAAGTGCGCGATGGTCACGACCGGCGAGGACTTCATCTGAAACAGCAGCGAGGACTCGGGCTTCTGCGCTCCCTCGGCGACAATTGCCGCCGCGTTGGTATAGCCCGACTCGCTGACGTACTCGATCAGATTCGACGTCGTGCGTCCCGTCGGGATGAGGTCGCGGATAGTGACCGGCAGCACCGGACCCGGTTGCGGGGTGGCGAATTGCGGCGGGATATACACCGACCCGACCGGCACGTTCGGACCCGTGCCCGACACGATCAGATTCTTCACGCTCACCCGAGCGCGCGTCGTCCGTCCTTCAATGAGGTCCTTGTACGACTGCGATTTCGTCAGCATCCCGCCCGGCGAGTCGGCGAGCTGCACCTCCCGCTGATCGACCGGCTTGAGGGCGATGCGTTCGATGTGCGCGAGCCGCTGGTCCAGCTCAGCCGCCTTCTTGCCGACATCGGCGAGGAGGGTCTTCGTCTCCTCGGTGATCTTGCCGTGCTGTTGAATTTCGGTGTTCGCCTTCTCGACCAGCTTGACGAACTCGTTGTGCTTCGTCTCGAGTACAGTCCGCAGCTCGCCGAACTGTTGCGTGATGCTTGCGACGTTGCCGTCAGGCATGATTGCCTCCTGCGAGTGATCCCAACTTAAATAGCGCGATGTTGGTCATCGCGCACAGTTCACTCAACGACTCGCCAACAGCATCACGCAGTAGCGTTTCGTCTTCCACGTTCGCCTCGTTCGCTGGCTGTATACGGCGCAGCTTTGCGACGAACGCCTTTGCCTCGGTGCGGGTGCAGCCGACAGCATCACGCAGCAGCTCCTCCGCACTCGACAGCGAGTTCATTTGGTCAATCATCGACTTGATCGTGAGGACCCGAGCGCCCGCGTTGGCGTTCATGGTGGTCACTGAAATTTCAAACAGGTCGACCGCTTTGAGGATGCGATGGTCCTCGTCGACTTGAAGCGCGCCCCCCGGCTTGGGGATGAACCCAATCGACAGCCCGCCGACCGCGCCGTGCTTGAGCGACGCGGCGGTGTTGTCGGCGTCGCTGTTGCCCGGTGTGAGTTCGCCCTCGACGGCGAGCCCCGCATCGGTGTCCTTGAGTTCGAGCCATTTGCCAATCGGCATCGCCGGGTTGTGCTGCTTGAACATATAGACCGGGTGCGTGCGGTTCGCGGCGTCGAGCGTCTCCGCGAACGCTCCAGGCAGAACGGTGTCGCCGTTGAAGTCCTCGTCGCCGTACGTCGACGCCATGCCCGAGAAGCGCAGCGGCTTGCCGTTGCCACCGCCGGCGAACTTGAGTTCGACCCGCGCGAGCGGCAGGTCCCGGAACTGCAACGAATTATGTGCATCGCTCATAATGTCAACCTGTCGAAGGAGTGGGTGCGGGTGTGGATCGCAGTGCCGAGTTCTCGTGAACCTTGTCGAGCGGGATCAGGTTGCTCATCACGGTCAGGTCGTTCGCGGCACCGCCCTTCGCCGGCAGGTTCTCGGCTCGACGAATCTCGTCGCGCGTCATAATTCCCGACTCGGCATATTTGGAATAGAGGACCGCTCGCGCCGCGCTGTCGGCACGGAGCAACGCATCGAGGAGGTGTTCGCAATAGAGGGTCTTGCGCTCCTCGTCGTTGAGCAGGAACTTGTCGCACACCGTTTCCCATCGCCGCAGGTACGGCATGAGCGAGTAGGTCAGGAACCCGAGGTTCTGCTGTTCGAGCCCGGTGCCCCACGTCGTCGCCTTTTCCATCTCGAAGATGAGATGCGGCGGCACCCGGAAGAACCGGGCCAGCTCGACCGCTTGATACTGGCGCGACTCGGCGAGCTGTGCCTCGCCCGGCGCGACGCTGATCGGCTGGTACTTCATCGACGCCTCAAGAATCCACAACGGGGTCGCGCTGGTCTCGCTGTACGACATGCCGCCGAACTCGCGGCGGACCTGTTCGCGTTGCTCCTTCGAGAGCAGCCGGTCGAGCATCAACACGCCCGACGGCTTGCCGCCCTTGGCGTAGAACATCCCGGCGTAGCGTTCTGCGGCGACCGCGAGCCCGACCGCGTTCGACGCATAGGCGAGGGTGTTGAACCCGACATAGCCATCGGCACCGAACCCCTTGAGGTGGAACACCGACTCCTCGGACATGGCGACGGTCACGGGTGCCACCGGCACCGGGCCGCGATTGTCGACCGCGTTCGCGTAGGTCGACGCCGGGACGCCCGCTTGCACGAGATAGGTCGTCTCGACCGTGACCGTGTAGATGTAGACCGCTGACCCGTCGGGCCGGCGGATCACGGTCATGCGATCCGCGCGCAGTGGGTACATCGCCACGAGTCCGCCGGCACCGTTGCGGATGATCTGCGCGTAGGCGTTGCCGTAGATCACGAGCTGCGTCGACAGGGCTTCGCGGAACTCCATGCCGGTCATGTGCGGGTTCGGTGCATCGTGTAGGAGCCGGTACACCGGATGGTCGGTCGCTCGAGCGCGTGATCCGTCGGGCAGTCGCTTGTAGAGGATCAGCGGCATCGACGCAATCGTCTCGGCGAGGAGACGCACGCAGCTCCAAAAGGTCGAGACCTGCAACGCTCGCGCGTCGGAGAAGTTGACCCCGGCGTCGTTCGCGTGCGGGTTGCCGTTGAGCGGCGACGACGGTTGCGTGCCGATGTCGGCGTTCAACAGTCGGGCCCCCCATCCACCGAGCCAGCTCCCCATGAGGCGACGCCATTTTGCGACCTCGTTGAGGCGCACGGCCTCCTCGGGCGTTGCCGTCGCTACCGGGAACGCGATGGTCGTGGACGGTGAGGACACTGGCGGCGGCGGCGGGGAACTCATAGCGCGGGGACCCACACGATGCGCGGACCGGGGTCGGCGAAGGTGGTCACGTCAAGCGGCGAGCTGGCGTGGTGTGATGCCCCGCAACCACGGCAACGGTTGAAGGCGTCGGGTTGATCCGCGCGGCCACAGTAGGCGCACGCGAGCCCGAGCGTCGGGTCAGCCGTGAATCGGCGAGGAGATGAAGTCATCGAAGTTGCCCGAGTCGCCGCGCGTCAGGATCACGCGGGCCATTGCAATGAACAGAGCGACCATGCCGTCGATTTTTTTCTCGGGCGATTCTTTGCGCGGGAAGATGTTGTCCTTCGCATCGAGTCGCGCGACCACGTTCGACGCCATCCAGGTGAGGACCGGGTCGCCCGCGTGCCGGAACTTCTTCGACACGACGAGAGCCATGACCTCCTTCATGGCCGGCGAAATATATTTGACGATGTTCGGCAGCTCGACCATCGGTGCGCCTTCGTTGATCATCTCGGTTGCGAGCTGCGTCGCTTGCCACGGGTCGTAAACAATCTCGCCGACGTCGAACATCGCGCGATATTCGCGGAGGTCGTTCTTGATGTATTCAAAGTCGATGACGTTGCCGGGAGTGAGGGTGAGCCACCCGTCAGACTCCCAAGCCGCGAAGTGCGCGAGCGTGGTTTGTGCATAAGCACGGACCGTCTCCTCGGGCAGGTAGTACCGCCCGAACACGCTGACACCGCCATCGACGTCGGGAAACACCAGAACCATCGCCGCCACGTCGATCTTGCTGGCGAGGTCCAGCGCAATTGTGCAGCGACGACCCTTGAAGTCGTCCAACACCATACTGCGCGTAGCACAAGCGTCCCATTGAAGCATAGGCATCCACGCTTGAAAAGAGCTGACCCATAGATTCATGCGCTTGGCCGATAACGTCGCCATCCGCACCGGGTTGTCTTTGGCCTCGTTCGCCGCCTCCTCGAGGTTCTCGTACGAGACCGAGACGCCGAGGTTGGGGTTGGCCTTGATCCACACCTTCGGGTCGAAGATGTTGTCGTCCTTGTCGAGCGTGTAGACCAGCACGAACAACGAGTCGTCCTTGATGACGTTGTTGATCACGCTGATGCCATACGTCCTCATCGCATAGCAGGGTCCCGCGCGATTGGTGCCCGCCGTGGTGACGACCCACATGAGCGGCTGCGCGCGAGCCCCTTGCCCGGCGTACATGCTGTCGTATGCCTCCGGGGTTTGATGCTCGTGGAACTCGTCGACGACGGCGATGTGCGGGTTCAAGCCGTCGCGCGGGGATCGCGGCAACGCTTGGAACGAGCTGTTGGTGTGGGGGACGAAGATCGCTCGCGCGCCCGCGCGCACGGAGAAGCGACGACGAAGACCGGGCGAGCTGCGGACCATCTGCCGCGCGTCCTTCCACACAATGCCCGCTTGGTCGCGCGTGGTGGCGAGCGCGTAAATCTCGGCACCGGGCTCGTCGTCGGCCACGAGACCATAGAGGCCGATGCCCGCCGAGAGCGTCGACTTGGAGTTCTTCCGTGCGACCTCGATGTATGCCCGGCGGAAGCGACGCCGCCCGGTGTCGCGGTGGACCCATGCGAACACCGAGGTCAGCAAGAACACCTCCCACGGTTCAAGCTCGATGCGTCGACGCTGCCGTGCCCATTCGCCCTTGACGTGCGGCAGTCCTTCGATGAAGCGGCAGATGCGCGTTGCGAGTTCGGCGTCGAAGCGGAACGGATAGACGTTGCCCTTCACGCGCGAGCGCGCGAGGTCGCCCAGGTGTCGCCGACACGCCGCGATCACCAGCTCGCCGGCAACCCGACG